TTACCAGAACCATTCACATCAAATTGTAGGCGGTCTCTTAAAATTAGGTCTCTTGCGGCTCGTGCCATGCACTGACGACCACTCGACAGTGTATAAACTACACTGCACCTCCCATCTTCTCACGAGCGAAGCGAGTAAAACAGGCTTCAAGGCGTACTGGGGCCTGCCCCAGTCGTCGTCTGAAGCCGGTCGTCGCCATCAAACCTATATCCAAGTTGGCCCCCACAGGGGTTATTGGGGGCTGATATGCTGCCGCCTATACGCATTGTATGTACATACGCATTGATATACTAGTGGCCGCTACGCTTACACATGGCGGAAGTCAAAACACCTAAACAAATCGAAGCGATGACAAAGACTGAACTGTTAAACTGGGCACTAGACCAGATTAAGGAGGCTTCTGAATGAAAAACAAGACCATTTCACTCTGTGAACGCTCGAGCATTGTTGCCTCGAGGATGCCCAACTTCTCTGGATGGGTTCGTGAACAACTCCTGAAGTATCAACCAAAACAAGAAGTGAAAGTTGAAGTGAAGAAAAAAGTGTTCAAACATGCGACATGTCGCAATTGCGGGATGATTGGCAACCACTGGACTCTTGACTGCCCTACTCTGGAGGCGTTTGAATGAAAGAAGCAAAGAAATTAGAAACAGCGATGATTAATTTGAATCGAGCTTACCTTTACGAAGCCATGGCCAACAACGATGAAGAATACATTAAGGCATTTAATGCCATGATGACAGTCGTAAGGAGGTTGCAAGAATGAGTGCATCGTATAAATGCGACTGTGGACACCTCATGGGGTTGCCAACTGCACCTTCGCCAGTTGTCGGCCTATCATGTGGGAATTGTACCACCTACTGGAATATTTCTTACCAACCGAACCGCCTCCTCGGCGTAGTCAGTGAATGGCGTTGTTCAGGATGCAATACTAACAAGTCCCGATGTAGAGACATGTACTGGAACAAAGACAAATGCCGTTCTAAATCAATGTCGCCAGTTGCGGGAACTGAAGCAAAACAATGAGATAAAGCAGTCGCTCGCACCAAACGATGCGTTCGTTTTGTTCTTTGTCGATGGGGGCAATTGCTTCCATGTTCAGAACATCAAGGTGTTACCATTGTCTGCAAGTTTTCTTGGCGGCTGTTGGGCTCGAACAGGCCCACTTACGAGTCCTCGATTTAATCCAAAGCGTATCCAGTCGGGAACATTTCCAACTGTTGCGTTGTCTGAACCAAACGCTGTTTCAAAGTCCTGCATTGCTCGTGCTGTTTTGAGATAAGTTCGAATGTTACCGGTTGAAATCATGGTTTCGCTTGAATCGGCTGAGTAATTCAACCAAAAGTTTCGAGCTGCCGTTCCAAGAATCATTCGTTCTGGTCGAATTCCACCGTATTTCCATGCAGGGAATATCTGTCCGACATTGGCCGCTTTTGGAATGATTCTTCCTTGGTTCATCAAATTGATTCCTTGAGCGACAGAGCGTTCGCGTATCAGTCCAAGACCGTAAGAAGTGGTCGTGGCTTTGGTGGAATTTACTCTGAGTAAGAATGAAAACGCAAGGTCTTCATATTGAGAGCCAAAATCACCATGGACAAACGCAGTGAAATAAACAAACGGCGTGTAGAACGAAAACGACGGCCCCGCACTGATTTGAGGGGAAGGAAATTGGTTAATTTGATTGAATGTAAAATTGCCTTCGTTGTTTCGTTGAACATCCATATTGGCTTTGAATAGCACACTGTCTGAAGCCGCAACAGGGCCCCGGTTCGGGACAAAGGGTGCGAAGTCCATGTTCGAGTAAATTACAGGGTATGGAGTGACAAAGAATTCAATGTAAGCGTACGGTGAGTCTGTGCTAATGATTGCGTCTTGGAAGATATCACACGCCAATACTTCATGTCGCATTCCACGCTTCAACTCTACCTTCTTCTGAATAATGACAAGGTCGGACTCTTGAAAAATCAAACTGTTTTCAAGACTCTCTCGAATATCGTGGATTGCCATTACTTCTTCACCTCTGCTCTTGCCAACTTGCGGGCGGCGGCACCGCAACGCTTGAATCCGTTCTTCTTCCATTTACCGTTCTTCAATTTGTAGTCGGATTGGATTGCTTTGAAGTGCTTACCATACGCAATATGATATTTTGATTTCTTGCGCTTCTTTTTGCCTTCCAGAGCTGTCGGATTCGAACTTACAATTTCGCTTGACTGCATGGCATCGGTTTCAATAACTTGTGTCAAAACTTCACCTTCTTTGATGTAGATTTGAAACGCAGGAGTACCTTGTAGCATGTACATTTGATAGGCAGGAATTGCCACCATGTCAATCGGGAACACTGTTGTCTGGTCACCAAGAATAAAACCACTAATAGCACCCAACGCCCCTCCTACGACACTACCGCCAAGCGGAACTACTGAACCAAGTTTAGCACCAACTTGAGCACCCTTTCGTGCACTCATCGCTCGTTCTGTAAGTCTTTGTTCAGCATCCGGCCCCTTCAGGTCATCGCCAAGTCTTGTGGTGTAGAACTTACCGTTCTTGTCGTATGGCAACTAAGACACCTCACAGGTCTTGTTGCTGTGTGAGCATCTCAGTCATGTCTGCTTCAGTCAACTTGACTGGTTCGCCAATGACCATGATATCAATTTCGAGAGTGCTACCAGCATGTTCTCCGACAAGAGAAGCGGCAACACCAATAAGCAAGTCCGATACAACATTGTAGCCTTCTGGATGAAGGTCGGGTGTGCCGTAGTGTGTCCACTGGTTTTCTACTGCAACTGGTTGTGTACCGCCTGCGTTTGGAATAAGGTCGGTGGTCATTTCCAACATGTTGATGACATCAGGAGAAGCGAGTCCGACATCAGCGGCGTTTTCGTACGCAGTTGTTGTAGCGAACACTTTGATGCTTGCGTTGATTGGAGTCGTACCTGCTGTTTCAGTCAGTGTTGCATGTAGGACACCGTTCGGTTTGGAAGGTGCTCGTAGGTTGTAGCGTATCTCTTTGATTGCCATACCTTCTTTCTTGACGATATTAACAAAGTCGGATAGGTCAACTCGTCCGTAAACTAAGGCTGTGTTACCAGAACCATTCACATCAAATTGTAGGCGGTCTCTTAAAATTAGGTCTCTTGCGGCTCGTGCCATGCACTGACGACCACTCGACAGTGTATAAACTACACTGCACCTCCCATCTTCTCAC